GGGAGAATACATATGGCGATGACACCAGAAGCTAAAGTTAAGAAGGTCGTAGTTAAACATCTAAAATCTATGGGTGCGTATTACTTCTACCCAGTCACAGGTGGTTGGGGCGGTAGTGGCGTGCCTGATATTGTTGGGTGCTACAAAGGGAAATTCTTTGGTATAGAATGTAAAGCTGGTAAGAACAAACCTACATCCCTACAGGAAAAGAACTTAAGAGATATAAGTAAGGCAGACGGAATTGCTGTAGTTATCAACGAAGACAACATGAATGATGTTGGAGCGATACTCGAAGGTGTAAACAGGTTACATGATATACCTGATCCGTGGAGTCAGTGGCATGAAGCGTGAACAGACTAAGTGGGGAGAGGTCTTAAAATATCCACCACAGTAGGGGTCGTTAGTCTCTCGGTGAGGTTTCTTATTCCTTTCACACCAGATTCCTAAAGATGACTCTACCGATTAGGGTACGATAAATCTAGCCCCCCACTAGTTTGTGAAGTTACTTTTTGGGGGGCAACGAAATAAAATGTTAGTGAGGTCACTAACAAGCTAGGAGAGCAAAATGAATAAGAAAGAAAAAGTTTGGGAGTATCTATTAAAGAAGCCACTTGCTACATCGAAGCAGATAGCCAAAGCTGTAGGGTGTACAACTCATTATGCAGCTTCCCTGAAAAAGAAGACAGGTACACCAAAAGAAGTTTTTGAAAGGGAACAAAAACTGGCGACACGTATTGAATTACTTACCGAAGCGGCGAGCCTCACATCAGGAGACAGGCAGAAAGACTATGGTAACCCTATAGATAACATGTATCACATAGCTCAGATATTTAACGCTATAACAGGACATAATATAAAGACATCGGAAGTACCTATGTTTCATATAGCTACCAAGTTAGCGCGTATGCAGACAAGCCCAACCAAACGTGACCACTACATAGATGTTATGGCGTATGCAGGGATTGCGTATGAGTGTGAAGTGGAATGAACCTTATCACAATAGACTTTGAGACGTACTACGATAAAGATTATTCTTTGCGTAAGGTAACAACAGAGGCGTATGTACGTGACCCTATGTTTGAAGTGATTGGAGTTGGTGTTAAAGTAAACAATGAAGAAACGGAGTGGGCTAGTGGTACACATAAACAAGTTAAGGACTATCTATATAACTTCGCCTGGGAAGACTCTATGGTACTTGCTCACAATACTATGTTTGATGGTGCTATTCTTAATTGGCATTATGGTATTAATCCTAGGGTTTATACCGATACTCTGTGTATTTCCCGTGCTGTACATGGGGTGGAAAGTGGCAACAGTCTCAGGGCGTTGTCTGAAAAATATAACATCGGAGAGAAGGGCAACGAAGTACTCAACGCACTCGGAAAAAGACGGGAAGAATTTACGGACGTTGAACTAAACGCATTTGGTGACTACTGTGTCAATGATGTTGATCTAACTTACGAACTTTTTAAGATAATAGCTAAAGACTTTCCTCGTAAAGAGTTGAAGCTAATAGACTTAACGTTGCGTATGTTCATTCAACCTATCTTAGATTTAGATCTGGACATGTTAGAGTATCACCTCACTGAAACACGTTCTCGTAAAGACACGTTGTTAACGGCTGCAGGTGTGGACAAAGCTGACCTTATGTCAAACCCCAAGTTTGCAGGGTTGTTAACAGGTCTTGGTGTTGAACCACCCATGAAAACGAGTTTGACTACAGGCAAGGAGACATTCGCATTTGCAAAATCAGATGAGGGCTTCAAAGCACTCGAAGAACATGAAGATGAGAGGGTACAACAATTAGTAGCGGCGCGTCTTGGAAATAAAAGCACGTTGGAAGAGACAAGAACCCAGAGGTTTATTGATATATCTAAGCGTGGTCTGTTACCTGTACCTGTTAGATATTACGCGGCACATACTGGTAGGTGGGGTGGCGATGATAAGATCAACTTACAAAATCTACCAAGCCGTGGCATTAATGGTAAGAAGTTAAAGCAAAGTATAATTGCACCAGAAGGCCACACACTCATAGATGCAGACTCTGCGCAGATAGAAGCGCGAGTATTGGCTTGGCTTGCAGAACAAGATGATTTGACTCAAGCATTTGCCAATGGAGAAGACGTTTATGTGAAGATGGCTTCTCGTATCTATGGAGTCCAAGAGGAAGATATAACTAAAGACCAGAGGTTTGTGGGTAAGACAACTATCTTGGGTGCAGGGTACGGCATGGGCGCTATTAAGTTCCAAGCACAGTTAAAGACGTTCGGCTCTGACATAAAATTAACAGAAGCACGGCGCGTCATAAGCATATACCGTGAAGCTAATTGGAAAATAAACAAGTTATGGAGAGACGCTCAAAGGTATTTAACAGACTTTGCGAATGGTGATGATACGCAATTTGGATTAGATGGGGTACTAACAGTTACAGATGGGGTGATATTACTACCCTCTGGGTTGAAGTTAGGTTACGGAGATTTACAGTTTCAGACTACAGATAAGGGTGTGGATTTTGACTACAAAACAAGGCGTGGCCGCACAAGAATATATGGTGGTAAGGTCATAGAGAATGTCTGCCAAGCTATCGCACGTTGTATAATTGGTGAGCAAATGTTAAACATAGCTAAGAAATACCGTGTTGTGTTAACAGTGCATGATTCAATTGTTTGCTGTGTAGCAGACGCAGAAGTAGAAGAAGCGCAGAAGTACATCGAAGAATGTATGCGTTGGACACCCGATTGGGCAAAAGGCTTACCGATTAATTGTGAGTCAGGAACAGGCAAAACATATGGAGATTGCGAATGAGTGTAGCACCGTGGTCATTTAGTAGGCTGAAATCTTTCGAGCAGTGTCCTAAACAGTTTTACCACATGAAGATAGCCAAGGATTATACTGAGGGTGAAACTGAGGCTATGCGTTATGGTACAGAAGCCCATCTTGTAGCTGAAGAGTTTATTCGAGATGGGAAGCCAGTGCCTGTTAAGTTTGCTTACATGAAGGATGTCCTGGAGGCTCTTAACAGAAGACGTGGTAACAAGACTACAGAAATAAAGATGGGTTTAACCCAGGAGCTGGAGCCTTGTGGCTTTAGGGCTAAAGACGTTTGGTGGAGAGGTATAGCTGACCTTGTAATTACAGACGGTAGCACTGCGTGGATCGTGGACTATAAAACAGGCAAGTCTGCTAAGTATGCAGATAAAGGACAACTAGAACTCATGGCCTTGGCTACGTTTAAATTCTTTCCTGACATAAAATCCATCAACGCCGCATTAGTTTTTACTAAAGCTAAAAAGTTTATAAAGCATAAATATACTGATGACATGATAGATTCTTTGTGGGATAAATGGTTATCTAAGTTTAAACGTATGGAAGTGGCTTACGAGACAGATACTTGGAACGCACATCCTAGCGGTTTATGTAAAAGACACTGCGCTGTAGTAGAGTGCGTATACAATGGGAGCAACTGATGGCTTATACAAAATCACCTAGACCTTACAAGCATGAGTACCAGAAACAAAAAGAACGTGACGAGAAAAAAGAGAGGGCCGAAAGACAACGTGCTAGACGCTCTTATGACAAGAAAGGTATCAATCGTAAAGGTAAAGATATTAGTCATAACAAGGCACTAGCTAAAGGCGGAAGTAATAAAGACGGGACACGATTAGAAAGTCCTGCGAAAAACCGCGCTAGAAACGGTCAAAAAGATAAGAAGAAGAAAACATAATATGGAGAGAGTAGTTTGGACATTATTAATAATATCGCGGTATTACTTAAGTTACATGAACCCCATAGAGTAACGAGTGTAATAGCTAAGAGCCGTGAATTAGCGGATAATAAAGTGTTAGTTAATTGGGGACTTGAAGAAGCACTGAGCCTAAAGAAATTAAATATAAAAGTCCCTTCTCCCATTGAGGGAAGGTACGAATGGACGGGAAGACACAAACCGTTTGAACATCAGAAAGCTACAGCCGCTTTTTTTACCATGAATAAAAGATCGTTTTGTTTTAACGAGCAAGGTACAGGTAAGACAGCTAGTGCTATATGGGCATCTGACTTCTTAATGAAACAAGGTAAGATACGTAGAGTGTTAGTAATCTGCCCCCTTTCTATTATGGATAGCGCATGGCGTGATGACTTGTTTACCTTTGCAAC